ACCAATTCTATGTCTGCGATGCTGAAAGTTTTCTTCGCTTCATACTCATATGAAGAAAACCCTCTGTAAAGACCTCTTGTCATGTTGTTTCCTGTGTCCTAATGCGATATTTATCAGAAGGGGACCTCGTGCCTTAACGGCGCCAAAACATCCCGCGATTGATTTGACGACCACGCTCCGACTTTCCAACGTCCTTACTATCGTACGGAAACTCTGGTTCAACGCTCGTATCTTGTTTTGTCATTACACGAGCCCACGGTTCGTGATCAGGGATACGACATGTATAGAAAGATGGTTGTTCTCCCGCAGCAGTAGCAGGGGTAGCAGCAGTTGGTGCAGGTCCATTAAAATGAACTTGCGAACCTTGTCCAAGAAGTTGTCCACCCGCGAGAAAGTTCATTTGACCACCAGAGTCTAAATGAAGGGTAGAACTTGCTTTGGCGTGGAAAGCAGATGCGGCCTCTACAAACACCGATGCACCCGATTTGATATCAGTGTTGCTGTCGGATTGTAGATAAATCGTCTGTGATGCATGAACACGGAGATTTTGTGCTGTTTTGACGTGGATATCCTTCGCTGCATCAACGCGGACTTCATCGTCGGATTTGATGTGAACACCCTTTTTACCGTACAGACGAATCGTCTCATCGGACGTCATGTTGATTTCTTTGTTCGCATGAACATTGACTTTGTTCGTTGTAAAGATGTCAATATTACCGTCTTGATCCATCTCAATCCAGTTATTACCCTGGGCTGTGGCAATGTAAATCCGCTCGTTCGTATCATCCATCAGAATCTGGTGACCTGACGTTGTGCGCAGTCGAACGCGACAGTTTTCTTGACGATCATCCATTGACATTGAATGAAATCCGGGCGACGTAAACGAATACACCATTGAATCGTAATTACGATCGGTGAAAGAGGACGGTGCGTTGGGGTCGGTCCGACTTACACCGTATCCTTGTGAATTGGTCCATTCGTCATGCTTGATATCCTTGTCGTCTTGTACCTTCGAATACGTTTGACCCAGTTGATCAACGTTGACACGGGTTGCAGTATAGTCCGCAGCTCGTGACCGAAACTCAAAGTTTGGTTCAGCCTTGTCACCAAACGCTCGACGCGAATTTTGGGCAAGTGGTTGTATTAACTTTTCAGCAGACGTGTATGGACCATAAGGAGCAGCATCAGATCCACCCTTTTCCAATTCAGGATGATCATCATACATGAATCGACCGTGTGGCAACGTGTGTGGCGTGAACTGATCGTAGATACAGCCAAAGTACATCCGTGTCATTGGATTGCCGTCGATACAAAGAACGGCAACTTGTGATCCAACCTTTGGTACAGCCCACATACCGTAGGCAACACCGCCTTGTGATTCTTGAATACCAGGACCACGTGTTCCAACTTGTACCTGACCACCAAACGGTGTCATGTATAATGCCCAGGGTAAATCTTCTACCTTGGACCCCCACGTATCTCCCCATTGTGGACATACAACGCGGACGCGACCCATTTGTTGTGGGTCATTTGTGTCTACGACCGTACCAATCGTAACGTATGGGGTTGTAGGCCCTTGTTGTGCAGACGCCTGAAAGACTTCATGCTGATTTGTTTGCATAGGCATTATTGGCCACCTCTCGTGGGTCTATCTTGCGGTGCAGTGCCTGCTGTTGGACCACAAGGCCGTTTGTCTTTGTTTGCATCCTGTGCAGCAGTATTTTGTTGAACAGCCAACGCACCACTTGCTGTGCGTTGTGAGTTTGTTGGATCAGCTGACGATTGTACAGAACCGGTTGGAGCATTTGCAGCAGCAGCTGGTGCAGTAGCTCGTTGTGGTGCTGTTGAGATTCCCTTCTTCAACGTCGAGGCCATTGCTTTTTCGCCCCAATCACGCACTTCACCGACAGTACTGTTGACACGTAAAATATTTGGGTTTGCCTTGACGATACGGTTAGTTTCATCTGGTCCAAGCACAGTCAAAATCAATTCACTACCGCTGCTGCGTTTATCAGCGTTGATCACCTGACGAGCACCACCTGGGCCAAGGAAGTGAGCCAGATACAAATCACCGATTCGTTCTGATCCAATCTGATTTGAATTTAGTTTGGTAAATGCTGCACCACCGAGAGCACATTTTGACGGATCCAACCGTGGATCGTTAGCACTTGCAGGAGACCAGTTGCTTCCTGATCCTTGTTGGTTTGCCAGGTCTGTTACGCCAAATATCCGTCCTTGTTGGACAAGCTCATTCCACGTTCCTTTAAGGAATTGGAACAACCCAGTAGCACTAGACCTTGGTGCAGCGGAAAGATTGGTACCAAGGCCTGATTCCTTTGCCGCGACACGGGCTAGGGTAACAGCCTTGATGCCGTATCGGTCAGCAGCATTTTGTATTGCTGCCTTTACCGCAGGTGATGCATTATCCCATCCAACAACGTCCGACAACGTAATCGTTCCCTCATTGATTGTAGCAGCATCAGCCTTGTTTGTAGGACTGGTATCTCCTGTGGGTGGAGTGTACGGGACTGTTGACGTTGACGAACGAGTACCCGATCCTGTTTCTGACGGTGTAGCACCTATTTGACTATCAAAGCACGAGCCAACGCTCTTGCTCATGTCAATTTCTCTTGATGCATTGTCCTGTGTCGTTTCAAACGAACTACGCTTCGGAATACCAAGCATGGTTAGCGTTTGAGTGAACTCGCCCCCATCAAAAACATGCTCAACGCCGATAACATAGTAGTAACCATCAAACCAAAAATCACGAGCGTAATCAGTACTACCTGGATCTGTATTAGGATCGCCAGTTGTTGACTGACCTGTAAATAGTGCAAAATCGTCATTTTCACGAGGCATTTTAATACGAACCTTGACGTATGCAGGGACATGTGACCATTCAGCAAATTGCGGTTCTTTGGATCCGCTGGCGTTGTATACCACCTGACCGCGCTTATCAGGATTCGCTGATTCAACAACATACTTCGGTGAAGATGTTTTGTTGATTCGACCAAGCAATGATGTATTCCCGAGGATCTTCATTGTAACGTCCGTCACTTCAAGAGAAGAGTGTTTGCTCAACGTATACGCACTTTGAATCGTATTGCCACCATTGTTGCTGTTGATCATGTTTGGGGTACGAATTTGTGATCCAAAGAAAATTGGGGTTTGTACAATTGCACCATACTTGACAGGAACGTTCGTTGCATCAGTTGATGATGATTGTATCTGACGATTTGGTGCTCGTTCAATTTGGCTCTTAAATGTATTTGCAAGAGTAGCTGTTTGCAAATATGCAAGTCCCATATTGACCTTCATATCAAATTCAAGAATATCGATATTCTTGCCGGTATACATATAGTCAAACTCAATGATGTTGTTGCGTATTTGTTGATAGCGTGGATCATTTGCTAACTGCCCTTCGTCTTGGGTCAACACAGCAAACGCTGAATCATATGCGATTGATTTTGGTGTTAGGAACCGTTCAACGCGGTAATATACAGTATATTCCAACACACCTGCCGCCGCTTCCGCCGCATCTGGTGCTTTTTTGGAAACCAAGGCACTATGCACTTTATACTCATATTTCGCACGGTTTGTAGTATCACCCACCGCCATATCAGCTTGAACCTGCGGACTCATCATCATAATTGTACTGATTGCAGTCTCAATGCTTGTATGAGCCGGGAACGTTACCTGTGCAGGATCATTACATCCTGCACTGTTTTTGTATTGTTGTGATTGGTTTGTCACAGTATATTGAATTCCATTAGAATCCTTATACTCCTTACCAACCTCAATTACATACTTAACCTTGCGTAGTGCTTTCAACAGTTCCGTTGGATCACCGGGAGCTACTGCTATCTGTGCACGAACACAATCGTAATATTTGGAGTAACTTTCGTTGATGTTGTCTTGCAGTCGCAATAGCGTTTTTTCCAAGCTATCACCAGCTGTCACACTCATTGCATTGACAGCTTTACTGTACTGTGGAAGACGTGATGCCCCATGTCCCGCACCAACAAACTGCATCTCATACGAACCGCCTGATTCTGTGAACGATCCCGTCACTTCGTAAACAATGAACGTCATCGGTGGAATATCAGTGACGTGATCGACAAACTCTACGTTGGTATCATTGTCAATCCCATGTCCAACAAAGAACGTTTTGATTACGTACACGACCTGTGCACTATCAACGCCAAGAGCTACACAACACTTGACTACCTGATCAAGGAATGCGACACCCTTTGGCTCGGAAATCCTGATTGATCCTTCGATTGCAATCGAAGTCCCCTTATCGCCGGGAGCAGCCTGAGCACCGGTAGCCGTCGTCCACTTGGCTGTATCAATAACAAACGACGCGTCTGTTGAACCATTGATCAGGATGATATACTTACCCGCGCCTGGCAGTCGTTTTGGAGAATACGGCCCGAGATCACGCGTACCAGGGCGCGAATCAGGCTCACGCGTACCTTGTGTTGCGTGTTCCCACACACTCAATTGAGTGCTTTCTGCCAACGCGTCGGCAGTTTCACTGCTATCACACATAGCTAACACGTGGTAATAGCTATAAGAGCGAAAGGACGCCAGAAGACTTTGAGGGGTAGACATGCTGTGTGTTACTCTATTCTTTTACATTCTTGCTTGCATCTTGAACCCGGCATCAATCAGTTGTTCCTGGAATTCCAGTGGATCGTGGTGTGATATATCAAATTCGGGCCCATTAGTACCCAATTGAACAACTGATATTCCAGGTATCAACGCCAATCCAATGATATGAATTGTTTGTTCTGGAATAATCAACATACCTTTAATAACCCAAGTACGGTGTGTTTTGTGAATTCCCTGAAGTGATGTTATTTGTGTATTGATGCAACTAAAATAACCACCAACTGATTGAGGTGCTCCCTGAAGTGATGTTATTTGTGTATGGTTGCAACTAAAATAACCACCAACTGATTGAGGTGCTCCCTGAAGTGATGTTATTGGTGTATTGTGGCAATAAAAATAACCACCAACTGATTGAGGTGCTCCCTGAAGTGATGTTATTTGTGTAGCATAGCAACTAAAATTACCACCAACTGATTGAGGTGCTCCCTGAAGTGATGTTATTTGTGTGCTGTGACAACTAAAATCACCACCAACTGATTGAGGTGCTCCCTGAAGTGATGTTATTTGTGTGTTGTGGCAATAAAAATAACCACTAACCGTGCCAAATTGAACTGGAATTGTTGTTGTGTTTGCTGGTAACGCAACATCACCCATAACATCAACAATTCCATCAGGTCGAATTGTGTGTTTTGATATTTTGTGTTTTTTCAACCACGCTTTAATTTGAGCATGTTGAGGTGATTGGGTAAGTTCAAGAAGAATCATGGTTATTCCTATTTATGCGCCCGAAATCATGTCGACTTCGACAACAGTTCGCCAAACAAGCGGCCGCGCGTCGGAAGGGTAATTACTGTACCCTCATTGAAATCAGTGTACAGGTCAGAGATGTTATTGTATTGCATAATAAACCACTGCATTGTTGCACGACCATATAAGTCGAAAGCTAACAAATCAGGCCGATGAGCATATTTTGCTGTGACTGTGTACATGATATCCGTAGGAGAGCGTTCAAACGCCCTACGTTCCCACCATCCAATCTTGTTTCCCTTTAACTCAACCGTACCACCCTGGACATACCGGCCGCCGCGTTGTTGATCAGAACGTCTAAATGCCATGTCCGCTCCTTAAAAGTTAGTTAGATTGCCAAGCTTATATGCCATCAAATCAAACCGTTCGTATTCACGTGGTGAGTGAGTTTCCACAAGAGAGATTGCTACGTCCATCTTACGAGGAAACGGTTCTGTACGTGAGCCTGGTAATGATGTACCAAAGGGTGAGCTATACACAGGGATATAGTCAACATCTTCTGGATATGTGATAGATAGGTTAGTCATCACGACAGGAATACGGTTCAAGTTGACAATAGGACCACCGCCACGGAGATCGCTGGCTCCTGTGGAGTATGCATATAAATACAAGATGTCAGGAGGTGCACCACGCAATTGAACACCCTCTGTGATTACTCGGTCACGCAAACTAGCATCACGTTCTTCGTTTGTTTGTGGACCGAGGTTTTGTCCAGCACGAGCTCGTGATGACCGATTGTCTTCTTGCTGACTATTCAACGTATTTGTGCCACCAAAGTAGGGCATCAACCAGGCACGTAACTTTTGAAGATTTGCCATATTCGTTAGCGCATCAGCCACATTTCGAGATATCAAATGCGCACCAATTTCAAACTGACGTGAATTAGTATGCTTGTAAATTTGCATTGCACCTGGCATATGTACAGGAGTTACAGGAGCATATTCTGCTGATCGTGTTTCAGAGAACGTAGGAGTGACGTCAAACGCAACCTGGCTTTCGCGGATTGACGTCGGGTCACCACCATAGGTCAAGCTTGACAACGGGATCAGCCTGACTTTGAAGTTGTTCTCTTTTGTTGGATCTGCCATGGAGCGGCTCCGAGTTAGTATGTGCAGTATTTACAACTGTTGTCCTTTGGTTAAAAACCGCTATAATCAACCCAAACCTCACAAAGAAGGTGAAAACAACAATGGCAACAAAAGCCTCAAAAACAAAAAAAGCCGTCGAGGCACCAGCTGAACTACCTGTATCAGTTGCACCACCAGCCAGTAAAACCGTGTATTTGAGCAACAAAGAGTTGCTTGCAGAGGTCCGAGCTTGTAAAAAGACGGGCAACATGTCAAACAAACTGGTTCGCATGCTTCAACTGCTTTGTTCCCGGTTTGCAAAAAAGGGTAGCTTTGTCAACTACTCCTACAACGAAGACATGCAAGCGTATGCAATGATGATGCTCGTACGCACTTGGATGGGATTTAATCCCGAGAAGAGTACAAACGCGTTTGCGTTCTTCACACAGTGTATCAAGAACTCTTTTATCCAGTATTTGAAACATGAAGAACGGCAGCGCAATGTCCGTGATCTGTTGATGATCAACGTCGGTCTCAACCCTTCGTATGGATACGATGACGGCAATGAAAAGGGGATGGAAGATGAACGTGATTACGATCACATGCGATCTACCCTGGAAGCACAAACCCGAGATCAAGCGTTCGCTGACGTTCCTATTGAGCGGGACGAGAAGGGTGAAGAGATAATTGCTGTTGTCATCCCCGAAGAAGAAGTTGAGGATGCGGAATAAGCATCTCTAACTGACAACAATAACAACATGAAGAAACTGCGCAAGGGCGCATTTCTTACTGATATTCACTTCGGTAAGAAGTCAAACTCGCCCGTCCACAATGAAGATTGCCTCCGGTACATCAACTGGTTCTGCGACAATGTGCGCAAGGACCCAACGATTGATTACGTCGGATTTCTCGGTGATTGGAACGAAAATCGCAGTGCGATCAACATCGCAACAATCAACTATTCGTATCAGGGTGGTAAGCTGCTAAATGCGCTTGGATTGCCTGTGTACTTTGTCGTTGGTAATCATGATTTGTATCATCGTCATACACGAGAAGTACACTCGATTGCTCCATTTGAAGAGTTCACCAACTTTCACATCATTGATCAGCCGGTTGTAATCAAGGAAATCGGTGACGGTGCCTTGTTCAGTCCGTACCTTTTCCACGATGAATATACAGGGTTAGCAGAATACTTGAAGCTTCCATTCTGGGCAGGACACTTTGAGTTCAAGGGGTTCAGGATCACTGGATACAACATTATGATGCCGACGGGACCGGACCCGACAATGTTTGCTGGACCAACACGTATTTTGTCTGGCCATTTCCACCAACGTCAAACCCAAGGCAATATCACATACATTGGCAACACATTTCCAATGGACTTTGGTGACGCGGGTGACTTTGACCGTGGAATGACGGTGTATGATCACGTCACGGAAAAGATGACGTTTACCAACTGGAAAGAATGTCCAAAATACCTACGGATCCCTCTGTCAAAGGTCAATGATCCGAAGTATCAGCTTCCCAAAGAAGCCCGTGTCAAAATCATTCTAGACAGTGAGTTGAGTTTCCAGGATACTACGGAACTACGAGAGACACTAATGGCTAACCGTAACTTGCGCGAACTAAATTTCGAAGAAAAAGATACACTGGATGACACGTTGACTGACACAGTCACGGACGCTGGTGCTGTCGTCAATGAAATGGTGATCAGCGATATCAGCACAGTAGATCAACTGGTGATCCAGATGCTCGGTGACATCAAAGATGACAAGATTGATACGCAGATACTGATCGAGCAGTATAAGAGGTTGCAATGATCACTCTGAAAACGCTATCAATCCGCAACTTTCTGTCGTATGGCAACAACACAACTGTGTTCCAGTTGGATCAGCCAGGAACGACATTGATTGTTGGTGAAGACCTTGACAACACAGCGGACGGTACGGGTTCTAACGGCGTCGGTAAAACAACAACGCTTCAAGCTATTGTGTACGCGCTGTATGACAAGATCATCAGTGATGATTACACGTTAGACGGACTGGTCAACAACATCAACGACGAGCAGATGGAAGTGTCGTTGGAGTTCATCGCAAATAACGGCGTTACCTACAAGGTAATCCGTCAACGTAAGATGAAGAAGCACGGCCCGGAAAAGAACCGCGTGTTCCTGTTCGAGGGTGAACATGACATATCTGTTGATATGGCAGGGACAACCAAGAAGATTGAAGAGATCATTGGAATGCCGTTTGATATGTTCACACGGATCATTGTATTTTCTGCTGCGAACGCTTCGTTCTTAAAGTTGCCGGCCACACATCCAAGCGGTCCAAATCAGAAATCGTTCGTTGAAGACCTGTTTGGTATTACGATCATTACACAGAAGGCTGAAAAGCTGAAAGCAAACATCAAAGATACCAAGACTGCCCTGGACATCAAGAAGTCGATCATCGACACACAAAAAGCGGATCAAGAGCGCCATTTGGGTCAGATTGATAACGCTCGGAAGCGCCTTGAAGGGTGGGAAGTACAGAGGCGTGATACAATCCGTACGTTGGAAGCAAAGCTTGCCAAGATCGACGGAGTTGATGTTGAGGGACAGCGTGCTGTCCACGCAAAGGTCAAGAAGATTGACACTCGTAGACAAGAGTTAAAACAACAAGCAGCCCAAGCGGCGCGCGAATGTAAAACTCACGCCCAAGCATTCAACAAAGCTGACAAAGAGATCGCTGTATTGCGTGACAATAAATGCCCTCACTGCAAACAACAATATGCCGGAGCAGCGGCAGAAATTGACAAGTACCTTGAAGATATGGGTAAGCTGGAAGCGGACATTGAAGCGCTATCCATTCAGATCAAGGAACAAACGGAGATGTTGCAGGACTTGGATGCTTTGTATGAGCAGCTGGTTCAACAGATCACAGTTGACAATGTTGAAGAGATCGCACGTATTCAAGCAGATGCCAACAACATCCGTGCACGCGTCAATGAGTTGAAGAATGAAGAGAACCCTCACACAGCGACACTTGATGATTTGAAGTCGGTCAAGTTTGACACGATCAACTATGAAGACGTCGACAAGATCCAAAAGGAATTGGATCATCAAAACTTCCTGCTAAAACTGTTGACAAAGAGCGATAGTTTCGTACGCAAGACACTGATTTCCAAGTACCTGCCGTTTTTGAACCAGCGGCTGCAATACTATTTGCAGATGTTAGGGTTACCACACATAGTGCAATTCCAAGATGATCTGACCGTTGAGATCACACACGGTCAAGCAACTATGCGGTTTGGTCAGCTATCAAATGGCCAAAAAGCTCGTATTGACTTTGCGTTTTCGGTGGCATTTAAGGATGTTCGTGAGCGTCTCCATGGCCGGATCAACGTGTGCATGTTTGACGAAGTGCTTGATTTTGGCCTCGATTCTGTTGGCGTTACAGCGTGCGCACGCGTGATTAAACACCTTGCCAGAACGGAAGGGGTGTCAATGTATGTGATTACACATAGGAGTGAAATAGACAGTGCTTTCGACAGGAAAATGACGATCCAAATGATCAAACGGTTCAGCTACGTTAAGGTAGAGTAAATAACCGTGGGAGGGCCCGATCATGGAAACTTACAAGAGCGGTAGTACCCTGTATATTGAAGCCGATGAGGGCGAAGATACAGGGGCATGGTGGTTGGATCAAACAATATCAAAGGTTGTGCGACATAATTTTTCAGAGGTCACGATGATTGCTGAACGGTTGGAAGACGCTCCTAGAATTGTTCAATGGGTCAGCCCAGCAACATTTGAAACACAGTGGCGAATGTGTAATACGTGGCGGATCACACACATGTACAAGGAGACATGTGCACGGCATACAATGGAATTGCCGATCAACTTGATCCACTACACGATGAAAGATCGGGTACGCCAGTCGATGTAAAAGGTATCCCCCTTAAATGCACAAATTAAATAAGGTGCATATAAGGGGATACAAATGCTTCGAACAATGGGTTTTGATCAGTCATACACGAACAGCGGGTATTGTATCGTTGATGAGACAGGAACTGTGCTCGATTTTGGCACGTTCAAATCAGCCAAAGCGATGGACGTGTACGAACGTGCGATACAGGTGTCGAACTTCATTGTCGCAAAAGTAGCAGAACATAAGGTGAACAAAGTTCACCTAGAAGGATTAGCATTCGGCATGCGCGGGGATGCCACGAGAGATTTAGCAGGATTGCTATTCACAATTGTGATTGCACTGCGCACTAGAACACCAGTTAAGCCAGAAATTATAGCACCGACATCATTGAAGAAGTTTGCTACGGGTACAGGGAAGTCTGACAAAGCAGCGATGATTGCTGCTGTTCCTCCTGCTGTCCTAGAAACATTCACAGACGCGAACTACAAGAAGACTACCGGTCTTGCCGACATCGTAGATGCGTATTGGCTTGCCACATATAAGCTGAAACAATCAGCATAACTAGAAACACAGGCGAGCATGCCCTAACTGCCGCCGGCGAGGGAACAGAGTGCGTATGCACTAACGAGCCCGTGGTATGAAGTCCACAGAAGTTGACCCGCTTGGGAGTTACGCCTACTTTTATTGTGCAAACCTGTGCTGCCCAGGTCGCGACGTAATTCCAATCAGCTGCGAAAATGCGGGGCTGGGAATATGATGTCCCGCTTGGCGTTTGAAATAAATCAAAGCCGGCAGAAATCTCCGAACGAAGTGAAGGAGTTTCTTGCCGGCTTGCGCAGCTACCCGTGGTTCGCTTGATTGATCGTTAGTACGTAGGGTACATTTTCTTCATTTCGATTTCCAGCCGTTTTTCGATGAAGTCGCTTACTGCTCGACGTTCGACAAATGACATCTTAAACAGGTCTTTGTACTGGATGGAACCTCGCATGAAATACGTTAACGAGATGATGCTAGACAGTATATTGTCTCGCTCAACAGCCATCTGATTGAACATCGCACGGACGTCATCAGGTGACCCCGATCGAAGCGTCAGGTAAAAAAACTAACTGGATTTGCAGACACCTGTACGGCCAGTTCCTTGCCACAATCCTTACATGTTTGACGCGTTACAAAATCAATACCCCAGTGACTTAGGTTTTGAGCAACCTGTTCCAGCTCCTTCTTCCATCCCAGAGGCAGATGAATTACCCATTCACGGATCATCAACGGATCACTGATATCGTCGACACGGTCAATCACGCTAGCGAGAGCGTTGATTACCATTACCTCCGCTTCATCTTGTGTGATGTTGTCTGTCTTGGTCATAGCGGCCATTGAGTACAGCTCAACCACGTTACGATACGTCATTGGCTTCATGCGTACGACTTGACCGTTTTTCAACGTAGTCTTGTATGTGTCTTCAATCACAGTTGCGTCAATCTGCTTTGTGTCGCGAAGCATCTTTTGCAAATCAATACGGTATGTTTGTTCCGTTGCTTTCTCACAGTCGTGTGTGTAATTCACTTCCATGAACTGGCCGAAAGATACCATACGGAGACACACCATCAAGAAGTCCACATCCTTTGCCAGTAGTTGTTCAGGATCTTTGATTTGTGGAATGCAATGACGGAAGATTTCCAAAATCGCCTTACCGGACAATAACTTGTCAGGCGTGTTCAACACGATTTCATCGATCGCTGTCATAGGGTTTACTTCAACTTCGCCAAGCTTGACGTCGTCGCTAAGTTCACCGTGTGTATAGAATTGGCCCTGGGATGGTAACCGATATGTTTCACCGGGTATCCGAAGTCGTTCCAGCAATGGATTGACAATTACTTGTTCTGTCATTTGAGTACCTCCTTGGTCTCCTAATACTTATGGCGGATTTTTGGTTGGGGAAACCGCCCATAAATACACTTAATAAGGGTTTTTCCAATGGCCGATCCAATCATTCAACAACTTTCCGCAGAGTTAGGTCAACTGACGCGTTCGATACGTGATATGGTTGATGCTTCATCGCGTACAGCACAAGCCCAACGTGTAAACGCTGAAACGCTCCTGGATCAAAATCTTGCTCTTGAAGAGTATGAAAAGTCGCTGAAAGCGGGTCGTATCCTAAACAAGCAACAGGACAAGCTTGTCAAGGAAGCAATCGCACTGAAAAAGAAAGAGCAACAGCTCCAACGTGACTACAATAAGGCACGTGAGCGAGCCTTGAAAGACGAGAAGAATAAGAAACTTTCAGACGATCAGAGACAGAAATCTACCGACCAAGCAATTGCTGCGATGAAGCGGTTCAACGAAGCGCAAGCAGCAACGCAAGCAAAAGCCAATGAAGTTGGGGCATCACTTGGTACGGTAACAAAGGGGTCGAAACTAGCGGGTGCAGCTCTTGCTTGGTTTGGATCAGCATTGACAGCACAAGGCAAGCAGTTGCTTGCTCAAAACAAAGCAAATAGTGGTGTTGTTGAGGGTACAGGTGGGCTACTGGATGCCCTTACGACACAGCAAACAACAGCATTGAAGCTGGGAATGACGGGTGAAGAGTTTGCGAAGATTTCAGTAGCAAACCGTCAGATGATCAACGCCATGGGCGGGTCAACAGCAACCCTCGAACAGTTGAATCCATCCATTGAGCGAATGCGAATTTTGACCGGTAGCTTCACGGAAGCTCTCCAATTAAGCATGGAAACAGCTACTGATTTTGCCAAGAAGGGTGTCAAACCTACGCAAGGTGCAATGGAAGCATACACCAATGACCTCGTTCAACTGCAACGTCAAACAGGAATGTCGTCCAAGGCAGCTGCTGACTATTATAATGAAATCTCGTCAGAGATAGATTCAATTGACACCCTTCGTTCAGCTCGCGCTGATGAACGCGAAGCTATTCTACAAAGTCAACGCGCACTGGTACAACAAGCAATCGCAGCAGGTATGAGTGCTGAACAAGCAAAAGAAGCTGCAAAGATGTTGAACAAGATGACTGCCGCCAAGCCGCTTGATCGTCTAAAACAAGCTGCTCGGATTAGAGCCATTGGTGGAGCAATGGGAATTGCTGGCGCCGACGAAGCTGCAAAGGCTGTAATTGCTGGTAAGAGAGCAACTGCTGAACAGAAAGAAGCACTTGCACAATTTGGTACAGCGGCAGCTAATGCAATGGATCAAGCCGCTGGCCAAGGTCTTGGATCTGAAATCTTTGCAACACAACTGGCAGACAAGCTGGACTTGGAATCTTTTCTTGGTAAGGGGAGTCCGTTCTCAACATCTCTTGCTACTACATTAACTCCTGCCGTTGGTGATTTAACCAAGGCCTACGTCGACGGTTCCAAAGATGCAAACGCTCAACGTGCAGCACAACTATTATTGCTCGCTGAACAAGCAAAGATTCTCGCAAGTGGTGAACACTATTGGGGCACAGCTGCCGCGGGCATCACTGCTCTTGTCACTGGATTACTAGGTGGAAAAGTCGTAAAGGGTGCTGCAAGCAAAGTGATTGGTGCAGGTCAAGGATTGCTGGGTAAGCTGGGCGGTAAAACTGCCGCAACAGTAGGTGCTGAAACAGCCGAAGCTGGTGCACTCGGCGCAGCAGAAGCAGGTCAAGGAGCAAAAGCAGCAGGAACAAGTGCCAAGGTTGCAAGTAGTTTGGCAAAAATGGCAAAAATACTTGGCCCAGTTGCATCCGTTGCCATTGGTGCTTACGAAGGAAAAGAAGAGTACGATAAAACCGGCAAGGTTGGCGGAGCTGTTGGTACAGGTGTAGGATCAGCAGCCGGTGGATTAGCCGGTGGATGGGCTGGCGCTGCTGGCGGCGCTGCCCTGGGTGCTGCTCTTGGCAGTGTTGTACCAATTATTGGCACAGCAGTAGGTGGTATATTGGGTGGAATAGCAGGAGCTGCTGGTGGTGGATTGCTTGGAAGCTGGGGCGGAGGAGCTGCTGGAAAAGCAATTGGAGGCACATTCGATACAACTGGTGCAGAAGGCGACGCACAAAAGAAACTGCAAGAGTTTGCAAAAGCTAGTGCTGAATCTAACGATGACATCAAAGATGCAACGAAGAAGTCAGCCACCTCTCTTGAAATGCAAGTCAAGAAGCTAGATTCCTCAAATGATTATTTGAAGCAAATCGTCATGTTAGCTGAAAAACAGTTGGACTTGTCAGAAAAGCAACTGGTTGCGTTGACGATGACAGAAAAGGAACGCACTGACGCGACGAACAAGACAGCTCTCCGTCGTGACAATAAATTCAGTGCCCAATACAACTATGTGTGACAGTTTTAGCTCCCCGATTTTTGAGGGCATAAATACTAACTCGCACACCCAGGACTAACACATGGCAAAGTTTACCGATTACTTCAAGGTCGTCACCCCGAAACCGGGCGTAACTACGATGACCGACAGCCAAAGCATTGGCGATCAAGGTACGTACTCGAACTACACTTGGTACCAACGTTTGGTTCAAGGATCGGCATCACGTATTACACGGTATCGTGAATACGATCTGATGGACAATGACGTTGAAGTTGCACGATCGCTTGACACAATCGCAGAGGAAATGATTGGGTCAGACCCAGATTCTGAACTCCCCTTGGAACTTGTGATTGATGAAGGTAAAGACCAAAACATCCCGTCATCAACAGTAATGACACTACGCACAGCACTTCGCTACTGGAACGATTTGCACGATTGGGACACACGCCTGTTTAAGGTATGTCGTGTCACTATCAAATATGGTGATTGCTTCTTCATTCGTCGCAAAGAAACATCACGGTGGGAACACATTCACCCAAAGAACGTTGTTGCTGCGATCGTCGATGAACACGATCTAACGCGTGTTGTTGGATGGCAAATCAAACGCGACACAAAAGTCCCCAACTCACCGTATAATCAGCCAACAGGACACTTTGGTAATTACTCCAACGAACTTGTTGAAACATTCTCGTCAGATGAAATCGTCTGGTTCTCGTTAAATGATGACATTGCCGAATCAGCACCGTTTGGCGAATCAGTTCTTCGTGCTGTGTATCGTGCACAAAAACAGAAGGAACTGCTAGAAGACGCAATCATCATCTACCGTATTCAGCGAGCACCAGAACGTCGTGTATTCTATATTGACGTCGGTAAAATGCCTCCACAGCGTGTCAAGTCATACCTAGAAGGTATCAAGAACGAAATTCGTCAACGCAAAATCCCTACATTTGGTGGTGGTACCGATCAGATCGATTCTGTGTACAATCCACAACAGATGAGTGAAGACTTCTTCTTGGCGCAGCGTCCGGATGGTGCTGGTAGCAAAATTGAAACACTGCCTGGCGGTCAAGGTCTCGGCGAACTTGCTGACTTGGAATACTTCCAGTGGAAGGTCTTCCGTGGCTTGCGCATTCCTCTGTCTTTCATGCGTGAAGGCCAAGAAAATGCAATGATGTCTGATGGTAAGCAAGGTGTTGCATACATTCAAGAACTACGGTTTGCAATGTATATCCAACGCTTGCAGGGGTATGTTGATAAGGTGATGGATAAGGAATTCAAGCGATACCTACGTGCCGCTGGAATCAACGTCGATCCAACGATCTTTCATATCAAGATGAACGAACCGGAGAACTTCGGTATCTGGCGTCAGCAACAGTTGAACAGCGAACTACTTGGCACATATGCACAAGCGGAAGGCGTCCAACACTTGTCCAAGCGTTTGGCACAAGAGCTGTATTTGCAAATGACACAAGAGAACATTATCCGCAACTTCCGTATGCGTGCGGAAGAACTTGGTTTGGATCCAGATGGCGATCCAAAGGAAGTAATGCTTGCTGTATATGGTCCACCGCCAGCTGATGCAGGTGGTGACTTGGGTGCAGCAGGAGGAGGTGGCATGCTGGCAGGTACATTAGGTGGCCCCGGGTTTAATGCGCCAATGGGTGGTGAAGAAGGTGATCTTGGATTAGGTGGGGCCCCTGAAACTGGAAACGTTGGAACGCCGCCAGCCCCCGAAAATACAGGTGGTTTACCGCCACCGCAGTAAATACGGGTCTATTGATGTAGCCCATCAATAAATACGTAGACAGCTTCCATTATACGAAGCCAATACAAACTCTCTTAGGAGCTAGGTACATGAACAAGCAAATGAAGCAACACCTCGAAGCCGTAGTCGCTGCTCTGGTTGAACAAGATTCAGCTGGTGCAAAGGCTGCTTTCCACGATTACCTACGTTTGAAGTCGCAAAGCGTTCTGCTTGGCGAAGCCGCAGACGACAAGGATGACGAGAAGTGCGAGAAGTGCGATTGTGATCCATGCGAATGTGATGACAAGAAGGAAGACAAGAAAGAAGGCAAGAAGGCTGAAAAGGCTGAGAAAGCCGACGAAGACTGCGAAATGTAATCCGTAGGACGGAATCATTATGTCATCCCCTATTCTACTCGTTGAAGAACTGACAGCAAGCGAAGCACGCGTTGTTAGCGAATCGTCTACCGATGGTAAGTCGATGTGGCTAAACGGCGTGTGCATGCAGAGTCAGATCAAGAACCGCAATGGTCGTCAATATCCAATCAATGAGATCGCTGCTGCTGTTCAATCAGCAACGCAACGAATCAAAGAAAATAACGGAATCTTTGGCGAACTTGATCATCCGCAAACATTGAACATCAATAGTGACCGTATCTCTCACGCGATTACGGAAATGTGGATGAACGGTAACGATGCATACGGCAAGGCAAAGCTTTTGAACACACCAATGGGCTTGATCGCTCAGGAGCTGTTGAAGAGTGGTGTCAAGATTGGTGTATCGAGCCGCGGAGCTGGTAACGTAACTGAAAGTGGTGATGTTCAAGGGTTCCAGTTTGTCACGTACGACATTGTGATTACTCCTTCTGCCCCAGGTGCAATGCCAGGAATGATGTATGAATCACTGCAAGCCCGTCAAGGCATGAAAGTGCAAACACTTGCTGAACAAATGCGGCATGATCCAGCTGCCCAAAAGTTCTTCAAGAGAGAGTTTTTGAGCTGGTTGAATACGCTGAATCCAGCAAAAAAGTAACAAATCCAGAAAATTCTGGTTCCGTGAAAAGCCGCAGATTTCTGCGGTTTTTTTGCGATCCTGAATAACAAAACACGGTATGCCGGGGACGGCACCATAAATAAAACACACAAGAATACAGGTGTGTAATCTTGCAACGGAGAAATCACAATGGATGAACTGCTAAAGAAACTACTTGCCGCGGAAGTACTGACCGAGGAAACGAAGCAAGAGCTCGAAGCAGCTTTCAAGGGTCAGCTCGATGAAGCAATCCAGAAGGCACGCTCAGAAGCTCAGGCGTCAGTCACGCAAGAGCTGAACGAAGCATGGCTTACAGAGCGCGACACACTGATCGAAGCTCTGGACGCTAAGGTTACCGAAGCTCTGACAGAAGAACTGAACGAACTACGCGCTGACATTGACCGCTTCCGCGATTTGGAAGCTGAATATGCAGAAAAGCTGGTTGAAGCAAAGGGTGAGATGGCTACGCAAGTCAAGAAGGACGTTGCAACGCTGATCGAAAGCCTGGACACGTTCCTTGAAGTCCGCATCGCTTCCGAAATGGAAGAACTGCGTGAGGACATCGCAACTGTTAAGAAGAACGAATTTGGTAAGAAGGTGTTTGAGTCGTTTGTATCTGAATTCAAGAAGCACTACGCTGGTGACGATTCCGTCGAAGCGAAGCTGACGGAAGCAGAAGGCAAGCTGGCAGCACAATCTGCCGTATTGAAGGAAGCACAAGATCGCGCTGCGAAGCTTGAGCGTTCCATCAAGTTGGAGAAAGTTTTGGCACCTCTTTCGGGCCGCACGAAAGAAGTGATGGAAGCAATCTTGAAGACTGTCGACACAGCATTGCTGGAAGACACCTACAAGACCTACATCGGTAGGGTGCTCAAAGAAACGTCTGCTAAGGACGTGAAGACCTCAGAGAAGGAAGACAAAGTACTGGCTGAAGGTGATGAGAAGCAAGCGGACAAGAAGGACGCACCGAAGGGTGTTGTCGTATCGGGTGACGATGAGTCAAAGAAGGCTGAACAAGTAGTTGTTGAGTCGGCTGAGCCAAAGACATCGTTCTCGGAAGAAGCAAAGCAACGTCTGCGTCGTGCAGCCGGTCTGCTTTAATCACACGAGTCAGTAAATCCTTAAAGGGGAAACAAAATGAATGACATGTTCGAAAACTGGTCCGAAGTCAAGGAAACTCTCCTGGCTGATCTAGACCAAAGCAAGAAGCAAATCGTTGGCACGCTGCTGGAAAACCAGAAGCAACACATCCTGAATGAAACGGCTGCCACTGGCGCTGTTGCAGCGCACGACATCGCAGGTTTCCGCAAGATCCTGATCCCGATGATTCGCCGTATCATCCCAGGCACAATCGCAACTGAAATCGTTGGTGTTCAGCCAATGCAAGGTCCGGTTGGTCTGGTTTACACGATGCGCTACAAGTACGGTGAGACCGTTACTGTTCCTGCTGCTGGTACAAACGGCAACCCATGGACAGCAAACCCAGCATTGAACGACGGTCGTATCACGGCCGAAGATGAAATGTTCGGTAACAACCCAGTTCTGCGTCAGTTCTACTCTGGTGCTGCTGGTGCTGTTGTTGGTACGCCTCTGGCACAGCCAGCTGGTGCATCTGGTATCACGAATGCCGCTGCTGATGAAGCAAACATTCAAAGTGCTGCATCACGCGGTGCATGGCCTTCAAGCCTGCCAGCATATGACACATCGTTCTTCGGTCCTTACGGTCCTGACGCTCTGGGTCAATCGTACGCTGGTCGCCTGTATGGTGGTTCAGGTTCCTTCATCGAAGGTTCCGGTGGCCGCACAGTGAAGCTGGAAGTTGTATCGCAAGCTGTTGAAGCTGGTACACG